CTGCGTGTGTGTGTATCCATTCGAATTTCCTTATCCCGACCGTTTCCATGCGTTTGGCGGAGATACTCACAAATGCTTTATGTGTTTGGTCGCTTGCCACAAGTTTCGCGCGATTGTCCGTCATGCGCGCATATTTAACCAATTCGGCCCGTAAATTTTTTAGTGTGCCACCACCGGCCACCGTGCGATATACCGCACCACGAACCCGTTCCTCGTATTGTGCGGGCAACGATTTAATCAAAGACACATTTTCTTGCACGCTTGCTTTTAACACTTGGCGCAATGCTAACGGGACACTTCGGCCAAACAAAGTAAATCGTTTTTCGGCAAACCAATCTTTTAAAACGGACTTTATCTGTAAATCCGAACTTTTTAATATCTTTTGAATTGTCTTTGGCGTGTTATTTTTTGCGTATTCGGCGAAACGCTTTGCCCATTCACGGCCTAGGGCATTAAACCGCACATCAAGATTGCCAACCATATCATCCCCGGTCGCTTGTCCCCGGTCGTCTTTGTATATTTCAATAATGGATTGATAATCTTTAACCATAGCGCGAACAAGCGCGGATAATTCGGCGGCATACTTGCGCGCCACTATCATCGGCATAACCAAAGGCTTTAAACGAACAATATTATTCTGTGTCTTTTTCATCGCTTGTTGTGTTTTCTTCTATTGGCAAAGATTCGCCGGATTCTTCTTCGGCCCCAAACTCGATACTTTCGGGCAATTCGTCCGGCAAGTTATGATAACGGCTATCCTCATTTGCGCGCAAGCCGTGACGCACTTCCTCCGGACCAATCACGCCCGCCCCAATATAAGTCGCATCCGTCTGCGCTTGTTGACTTTCAATTTGCGCCAATTCCAATTCCGTCGGGGTATCTATCGGGTTCCATACAACCTGCAAGCCCAAATCACGCCCGTATTCCGACATAGACATTATTTGATAATGGCGGTCCAAGATACGATTAAACACATTCTCTTGAATTTCCACAAGTGTCTGCGCGTAATCTTTCATTTCATAGTCGCCACTATTCGCCAGGCCTTTCAATTGGGTTTTCATCAATTTAGTCACAGGCATTTCCGCAATAGCCGCCACCAATTGGAATTGTGTCATAATCAATGCGTCCATGTCCGTCAATGTTGTATCTATTTGTTGCACTTGGTCGCCCGGATTTTTAATCATCAATCCCATATTGTCGCGCACTTGCAACACCATTTTCAAGGTTTCGTATGCCTCCGTCGGGTTGGCCGCCATGTTTTCAATATTACCGTCCGCAATAAGCAAGCGTTTCGTCAATGCTAACTTCGGGGCCTCATTTGCCGTTTTTTCCGCACAAAACACCCTTTCATATATCTGTTGCGTCAATGGGATTCCGCCATAATAATATACCGGTTTCAAAATATCGGGGCAAACACCCGTAATAACCTTTATTAACCACGATTTATGAATGCGCGTTTTGCCATTGATAACATAGTATTCCGGCTCATAGTATCCCGCCATCTGCGGATTCATAATCCCGTCGCCGGTCATTTCATAAGTGACCCAAAACGGCTGAGTCAATGTCATGCCCGTATATGAACCTTTTTTAATCTTTGCCGGGTCATAAGGCTTTTCCATCGCTTTCGTCATATCCACATTGAAAGTCGGCACCGCTAATATCTGCCCATATACTTTTTTGAATATGTCCGCGTTGCGCACAAGGTCTTTCATGAGCATTTCCTTGTCCGATTTACGCTTTAAACGATTCAAAATTTCTTGTTCTTCTTTTTCGTCTGTCGAATTGTCGCCGTCTTTGTCTTTGTTTTCGTATTGCAATTCATAGTCAACGGCCACGGCATCGCGGGCGGGAATTTCACACGCTTTCTTGATATACGGGTTTTCATAGAGAAGCGCGCACGCTTGCCACCCGATAAATGTATGCGTAAAAAATGGGAGCATTTCCTCCGGTAAATCGTTGTTATACATTGCAGGCTTGATAGCACTATCCATCGCAACCCCGGTTCGCCGATTGATTGCTTTTAAGTCGGACGGCTTGCGCGGAAATAACCAAGCAAGGGTTTCGTCCAGTGTTCGCGTGTTTTCGTCCGATATGCGGCCCAATTTGCGCAAATAGTCCAAATAAGATACTCGTTCGGCTTTTTCTGGTTCAGGCTTTTCTGCCGGTGCAACATTCTTTTTTTTGAATAAATTCATATAAATCCCCTTTCGCGAAAAATAATAACATATACGCGCTAGTTTTTCAATCAAAAATACCCTTTTTGCGAATATGCTTGATTGATTCCCATAGTCATAGCATCGCAATTACTAACCAAAATGTCGTTTGCATAATAGCAGCCCGCGTTTTCAACCGTGATATTATAAACCGCGTTTTGCATTTCGCGCTTTAAAGATGTTTGCACACCTTTTTGAACAAAATCGTTGCTTTTTTGTTTGCTTGCACACAAACTCTTCGCCGCAATATTCACACTTTCGTGTCTCTCGGGGCTTTTTGGTTTTTTTTGCGGTTTCAAGTCCGTGTTGGACATGCCAAAGGTGTCCCGCAGGACTTTTGTGCCATTCGGCGGCCTGTTTCCGTATGCTGTCGAGGTGTTCTTTCCATTTTTCCGTTTTATACGATTCGTTGTTCTTTGATTCCTCAGCGTGCATTTTAATGTGTTCGCCACGCGGAATACACCCCAAATTATCAAAATTGTTATTAAATACATTATGGTCTTTGTGGTGAACGACAAAGCCCTTTGGAACTTTCTTGTCCGAATAAAACTCCCAAATCGCGACATGAAGTCCTTTCGCGCCCCGCCGCCCCGCATTGCTTGTTGATTGAGACAAATAATATCTTCCCGACCCCATGAGTCGATATGTTTTCCCGTTAAAAACAATTGTTTTTTGTATGTCCATGTCACCAAATCCTTTAAGGATAAAATACTACATCCTTTTATGGTTGTCAACTTACCCAAACGCTCAAATTTGTCCCCGTAAAAAACTTTATGATTTTGGGTTGCATTCAATCCAAACTTGGAAATTGTTGACTTAATACCGGTTTTCCCCGAAGCAACACATCTGCGCAAACCAACCGGCGTAATTATCCAATCCCCCTTTTTTACATCTTGAATATTTTTATATCCGAACAATGTTGCAATTTTAGTATCGGCGACAAAACACATATCATCGTGAAGATGGCTATCGTCCGCCGAAAATGCGTCACTTTCCGCCAAAAACTCCGCCGATATCGGGTGCCGGTCGCTTTCCGGTAATTCGACATTCCCCGCCGCTATCTGCGGTATTACATCCAAAACGCGCGTCAATTTGTCTTTTTCCGGTATTACGGGCATAATGGGCAATCCGCCTTTGCGCCGCAACATCTGTATTACTTGTGTGCCACTGGCTTTATCTTCGATATATATGGCCGAACACCGGCACGAACCTATACCCGCGTGCCACTTATTCCACAGCGTTTCAAATGTCGCTTGTAATTCGGGTATTTCCAATTTGGCGTGGACCATATCTAAAAGACGCAAACGGCGATTCTGCGTCAATCCAAACACCATTATCGCGGTATAATCGTTCCATTCTTTCGTCTTGTTGGCGGTATCGGCCGTCATAAATATGCGCCGGTATGGTTGGTCGTGCGCGTCTTTGTAATACCGATACCATTCGTGCTTGATAACGCCGCCCCCTAGCGGTATGGGATTTTGCTGGTATTGCGCTTGAAACACATAATTGTTTATTTGCAATTCTTTTATGCGCTCGGGCGTGTATTGGTTGCCAAGGTTGCAATTACCGTTTTCGTCCAACAATGGGGCTTTAAATGTAATAAAACCGTATTCTTTTTCCAAAAAACCCGACATGTCGTCTATGTGTAATCGCTGTTGTATATTGATAATGGGGACATTCGGGTTATTTAAACGCGTCAAAAGCGTTTCCACGAAATAGGTATGGGTTTTGTTGCGTATTGTTTCGGACCGGACATCTGTTGGTTTATCAGCGTCGTCTAGGATTATAAAGCCGGAAAACCCTTTGGCGTTGCGCGTCCCCGCGCCGAATCCCGTAATGGCCGAGCCGATAGAATTAAACAAAACGACCCCGCCTTGGGGTGTGAATATCTTTCGGGACGAGAATTTTATCTTGCCGGTGGTTTCTATCAAGTAATCTTTCCAAAATTCATTTACGGGGTCCGCTTCCACGACTTCTTCTTTGAAACTGCGGTTTTGTGGATACATTGCTTGATATACGGGGTGCTGCATGATGGCAGCGACTTGTTGTGATATTTGGGACAAAAGGTCTTGGTTGAATGATGTGTATATAATCTGGGCTTTTGGATTGACGGTTAGGGCATAAACGACGAGATAAATCGACATTGTGGTGTTATGCACAACGGTATAGTCCGCCAATAAAAACTTATGGTTCCCATCGATGACAAACCCATAATAATTATCAATTCCCAATGGCTCAACCTTAAACGATTGATACAAAACATTTATCTTTCTTGTTGTTTG